CAGCATTCACACGGGCAATGATGCCTTCCATCGTGTGCAGCGGCTGACCATTCTTGGTGCCCATGAACTTCTGACCGAAGAACAGAGCCTTCTCAATGGCCATCGCATGGAAAGCTGCGCAATCCTGCTTGCTTTCGCTGACGTAGCCAGCACCGGCAATCTGCGGAATCGCAGCAGCGGTCTTGGTGACAGCCCAGCTATTCCGGAAGATTTGGGTGTTGTTGACATAGCGCTCAGCGATGATTGCCACAGCCGACGGACGAGTCGAACCTTCCTCAAAGGCATTGCCAATGGTGAACATGTCGTCGTCATCGTTGATTGCAGCAGCAGCCACAGAACCAACAGCACGAGTCACCGTGACACTGGTGGTCGACGGAGTCGTGTTGATCATCATGATTTCACCAGTCCGCTCATTGCGAACCAGATCACCAGGAACGATGTCCGCATAAGTATCCACCGTGAAGGTCGTGGCGCTGGTATTGTAGCCACCAGCATTGTTGATCTTCAGTGCCGGGAAGATCATGGTCTTCGAGAAGTAACCATGCTCAATGTTGCTGGCAGTCTCGTCCTTCAGCAGAGAAGTGAGACCAAACAGCGGTGCCGTGCCGTTAGGCATCAGGCGAGTGATTGCCTGCGCGAAACTGACTGCATTCAGATTCGACGGGGCATTTGCAGAAGAAAGAAGTCCAACAGCCATTTCAGTTCCTTTTGCGCCTTAGCGCATTATTGAAGGTAAGAGGAGAAGTCCGTTTCTTTTGGAGTGTTTGCAGCTTGTGCAGCTGCACGCTTGGGGGCAGTCAATACATCAGCCATCTGCGTGAAGTACTGCTCTGCCTGCTGTTGCACCGCTTCCGGTGATAGTTGAGGGTTGGATTGAGCAATCTGCATCTTGACAGCACTCAGCATCGGCGCAACGGCCGGATGACCAAGTGCTTCATGATTAGTATTCTGCGTCTTGATCTGAAAGTTTCTGATGCGCGAATCCAGTGAGCCATTCACACGCTCGGCTGCAGTTCGTGCACCGTGCTCAACAAGCCCATGCGAAAGCTGAGCTGCTGCTGCAAAAGCTTCACGCGCTGCCAGATTGATGGCTTCGGAAAATGCATTGACATCCCCGGTTACAGCCTTTTGAATGACATCTTGCGGAATGTTGGCAGCAAAGTTTGCTTGCTGCACTTGCGTGCGAAAAGCAGCAGGATCCAGCGGCCCAAGGAATGGATCATTCAGCGTAGGCTGCTTGGGAGCATTGGGATCGGCTGCTTTCGGCTTGAAGATGTCAACAAACCCATCAAGCGGATTGGCAGCAGCATTTTGCCCATTGACCATTTGAGCAGGCGCAGCCCCAGGATTGGCAGGAGTTTGCTGCATGCTGGCAGGCAGGCCAGTGGGATTCTGGTTCGTGTTCACAGGCGGCGTGTTAGCCGGAGCTGGTTGTTGCGATGCTTGCTGCACTGGAGAACTCGGCGAAGGAGCCGCGGGGGCAGGTGCGGGAGCACGACCAAAAATGCCAGGAAGAAAAGCCATGATGACTACCTTTCAGTTTGCTCAGAGGTTGCAAGAGCTTCGAGAAGCTCGGCTTGTAGCTCAGTGTAGGCTTCCACAAAATTGCGGAGCTTTTCATGAGCCAGGATGGTTTCCACTTGTTCCGTTGGGTTGGAACGATATGGAAGTTTGCTCTCTACGAGAGCGCTAGCATACGCTTCAATTTTGTTTTGAAGATATGCCAGAAACAAGGGAGATACCTTGCGTGCAAGCAAGTCATCTTCCCGAGTAAGCGTCAGCCGGCAGAATCTGCTGCCGGTGTCCAGTTGAATTTGGTGATTCATGATGTTTGGTGTTTACGCGGCTGGCACGCCCGCGGGAGCAGGAGGATTCTGGGCCGCTGTAGTCGCAGCAACAGTTTGCAGGAATTGCTGCTGTTGTTGCGGATTACGCTTGAAGTCCTCAAGCCAATATGCACCTTGCAGCTTGGCCCAGTACAGAAACATGCCCATGACATCGTATTCCGTGCCAACAGCCGGCAAAGCCTGTGCAGTCTGCATGAACACGGTGAGCAAATTGGAGTTCAGCATCTTGTCTGCAGGCAGCAGACCATCAGTCAGTTTGAACTCAAGAATGGATTTGCGCAGCTCAACAGGATCAACATTGACTTCTTCACGCAGATCCCGATTGAGAATCGTTCCAGGTTGCTGATATTGGAGAGTATTTGATTTGATGACTTCCTTGACTGGCGTCATGAATTGATATTCAATGGCGAGAGAGCTGAGTTGCTGACGAGAGTTTGAATTGACCATCGTGGTTTCAAACTCAGTCTTGGTCTTGTTGCCCTTTTGGAACTGGCCCCGATCAACTTTGTTCTGGCCTGTGGCTTGATCCGCCATTGCAGAAATCATTTCTGACATCTGAATGTTGGTGCCAGAGTTGTCCTCACGATACGGAATCTGATAGATGGCTCGGGCCATCGTATTGTCATCCTTGGCCAATGAGGCATTGCGCAGCGGAATGCGGCTCACCGCACTCACATTGTCAATGTCCTTTTTGTCAATCAGCCTGGGATTATAAATGAGTCTGTCAAAGACCAGACGACGCTTGGACTCCAGCGAGATGTTCCACAGCGCACTGCTCATGTCCTGGAATGGCAGCGCATTGTCAAGCATGGATTGCGTCTGATAACCAAGTCCATCTTCATAAGGCTGCATGATGAACGCTGGCAGCGTGTCATAGCCAACATTCATTTCCTCTGCAAAAATCACAACTGACCAGTTAATGATGATTGCATGGTAGATTTTAACTTGATTGCCGCGGGCCCCAAAGTCAGATGGCAGGGCGCGGCAGTAAAAATGCGTGACAAGATAATGATCACGGTATTCTAGTTTGCTGCGAGAGCTGCCAGGCAATCCCATCCACTGGCCCCAGTTGCTGGTGCCAAATACCGTGTTGGACAGGTTCAGGTATTGATTGATTTCTGGGATATAGTACAGCATTGCGCTGGTGTCGTCTTGCGTAGGACCAGCGAATGAGGACTTGAATGCTTCCGCAGCACTCGTAGTTTTTTGGCTGTCAAGAGTCGCAAACAGCCGCTTGAGCTGTACGCGACTCACAAGTTTGTTGTAGCCAAAATATTCACCGTCCGTGTGCAGCATTGCTGGGGACACCGTCATATCCATAAAGCAGTTGTATGGATCAACGTGCTTGATGCAGTTGCCACCGTAGGAATACTCTTTCAGGGCTGCTAGGCCAGCGGCTGAAATGCTGGTGTCAGTGACAATGGATTTCAGCGGAGTCTTTTCCCAAGACACAACGGCCGCACCAAAATTGTATTTATAGCCGTCACGAAAAATCTTAATCAGTTCCCTTGCCCAGCCATAACGAATAGCTTGATCTGCCAGTGCAGTTTCAAATTGCATGGCTTGAGATTGATTAGCTGGGTAAGAGACAACCCCGAAGATGGGATAAGAAGTCAGATACACACCTGCCTGATACGCTACAGCAGACTCAATCTGCGGCATGATGATCGGCACGGTCATGTCTTGAATTTTGCGCGCATCACCTGCCATGTTGGCACGAACTGCTTTGATGTGCTCTGCAGTCGTATTCAGCTGCCGCTGATATGCACGGTCCCGATAACGCAGCAGGGAACGGAAGTCAGAGAGCGCACTGGAGCCAAGACGCATTGCGCAGTCTTTGGCATAGTTGAGAAGTTCTTTACGCTGCTCGATAGAGAGCGTGTTAACGAGAGAGATGCTCGTTGCCATTTGGATTCCTTTTGGTTCGGTGTTTGGAGGTCAGAACGGCAGCGCTAGACTGCTGCTATGACTGGCCGCTGCATTATCATCATTTACATCAAAGATGTTTTTGACGATGTGCTCTGGATAAGTGCGCACGAGTTCTTCAACATATCCAATAGGATCAATTATATCGTCAATGTTGTTGATCTTGAGCGGGTTCCAATCCATAATCTGTGCCAGAACAGTGCTGCGCACGCGCGGGTGCAGGTAGATTTCCCCAGAGAGCAGTCGGAGAAGTCCACGCTTGATGCGATTATTTTTGGCTTGTCCCTTGGGGCTTAGTTCTACAAACTCAAAACCAGTGATGCCCTCTTGTTCGCAGTAGTACTCAAACCAATACAGTAGAGTTGACTGATATGCAACACCTTCGACTGCGATAAGTCTGGTATTTCGCTTTATTCCCAGCCGGATTGCCGCTTGGATGGTTTCCAAGGGTGAGAATGTGCCGTGTTCCAGCTCATCAAAGATAGGTTTGCTGTCACACACACTGTAATGACTGATTGTGCAGTCATCAGAGGTCTTCTTTCCAGCAGATGGGTCGATAATTATGAATGAGCCTTCGGGATCAGCGTCCTCGTAATAAGATGGAAGGAGGGGAATGCGGGAGATGTCAATGCCACTGGCGGCGGCCACATCAGTGCTGTTCAGAATCTCGGAGATAAAAATATCTGCGTGCCCGAGTTCTGAGTCAGACTGATATTCACTGATGAGTTCTTCAATGGGCCGCAGTTCTTCCCACAGACTGGTGCCGTCAGCAAGAATACCACCAACAATCAGAGAAGTCCACTGTGTGTTTTGCTTGAGCTTTTCAAGAATGCAGTTCTGTGGGTACATGTTGCCCACATAAATGTAAGTGCAGCCGTCATTGGAGCGTGCCTTCATCAGCGTGCCAAGAATCCACTTGAGCAGCTGCTCACTCAGCTCTTTGTTCTCAGAAGTTTCACGCTTTTGCACGTCATCCATGATGATGACATCAGGCCGCTTGTTCTTTCTGTTGATGCCGCGCACTGCAGTTCCTGCACCAATGGCCCGCAGGATTATGTCTCTGCCGCGAAAGTGAAAAACTTTGAGAGATTGTGTGTCTACCTCAACTGCAACCTGCCAGTTTCCGAATAGTTTTCGGATGTTGGGGCTGCCGAGTAGATCACAGATGTCGGAGAGTGTGTTAACTGCCAGGTCTTCACTGGCACCGACGATAAGGATAAATTGCTTGTGACTGAATAAAATGTACCAGAGGCACAGCAGCTTTATGAATGTGGTCTTTGCAAAGCCGCGGGGAATACCAATGGCATAACGCTCTACCTTTTTGGTAAAGCTAGTCAGAAGGGAAAATAGTGCTAGGTAGAACGGAGGAAATGCGTAAGTGAATTCCTCAGGGGCAGCAAGCATGCCCAGAAAGTTCAGATCTCGTCTTGTGAGTTCTGCTGCTTCCTGGGCATTGGTTCCTACTTCTGCAGTTGCAGGAGTAAGTTGAGACATTATTCAGGCTGCTTCTCTGATGGCGTCAAGGCTGCCAGTTGGGACTCAACTTGACTACGCAGTCTAATCCACAAATCTGCACTCATTTCCAGGGGCAGTTTGCCAAGCCCAGAGATGAGAATGTCTGCATCTTGCAGACTAAGATTGTGAAGGGAAAATTTTGCAGTTTCAGGGGTGCTCATCTTATTCCTTTGCAGGAGAGTTGGAAACTGCCTCAGGCTTGGAAAGCCACGGCAGCGGGGGTTGAATCACAGTAGGATTTTTCTGCGATTCAATCTGTGCAGCAACTGCAGATTCAGTTGCTTCTTTGTTAACGCCAGACCCCCAGCACCAGCTGAGAACTTGTGCTTCAGTCAGTTGCGTGTAGGGAATGAAATTGCCATTTTCATCTGGCTCTTGAGTGAAAGAGCACGTCGAGTACACCGCGCCCGAGAAGGCCCCGTCAGTGCCCGTGCAGCGCCAGCCACACGAAATGACGTATTCCGGCGGGGTTGCGGTGGTGGGGGTGGTCTTGAGCCAGTCGATAGTCCAGTTCATGGTTGCCTTTCAGGGGTTAGGGCCCAGCGTCACGCCATTGACCGCCAGAGTAGAAGTACAGCTTGTTGTTCGTAGTGTCAACGACGATGGGGGCGGTGCCGGTCTGCGTTGTCGGCGTGCCCGTGGGAGTTCCCGCGCAAGTCGGAACGTAGAGGAAGCCGTCCGTTGCGTTGGTTGCAAGGGCTGCGGTGCCGACTACCACGCCACCGGCTGCGGGGATGCGGGCGCGTTCGGTGTTGTTGGTGCGGAATTCAAACAAATTGTTTGAAAACGAACCAATAAACGTGCTTCCAGCCGTCGTACCGATAATGATTTCTTCGCCACCACTAGTTTTTATGGACTGATACGTTGTAGCGCTTGCACCGCCAACCGTCAACCTCGTGTTGCCGTTATCGCTGACTCCTGCTGACGTCGTATGGACAAGCAGCCGAGAACTCGCATCCAGCGTCATCGCCTGCGTAAAGCTAATCGGGCCAGCGCCTGCGCCAGAGGTGTTGTTGGGGGCGGTGAAGAAGCGGAAATCGCCGCTAACCTGCATTAGCTGAGTTGCAAACCCGTCCCCAATATACCGAGCGTTTGTCCCGTCAACATAATAGTTTTGCCCAAACGAAGCGCGAAAATCGCCAGTGTTGGTGTGCATGACTGCACGACCAACCTGCAGCGCACCAGCATATACCCCGCCCCAAGCACTCGGCGTCACCCCCAAGCCGAGGTTGCCGGAGGAGTCGAGCGTCATTTTCAGTGCGCCATTAGTACCAAACGCAATCGGATAGGCGCCCGTGTGCCACAACATCCCAGCGTATCCAGTACCTGTTACTGCGCCTATGCTGCTGTCAATTCCGGAGTAGAACGTGCCACCAGTGTTTATTGAACGATAGATCGCGTTGTTAGTGGCGACGCTCGGGGTAATACTTACCCACGAACTTGTATTGATAGAGCCACCTTGAACATCAAGCTTTACGCTCGGCGAACTCGTCCCAATCCCGAGGTTGCTTCCATCAAACGTCAGCGCAGACCCAGAGGTCAGGACTTTGGAGCCATTGAGGTAGGCCACGCCGTTGGCTGTGCCACCAACAATTGGCAAGGTATCCAGCAATGTGCGCAACGCATTAATAGTTGAATAAGTATCTCGTCCAGTGGCTTCTTCCACCACGATAATAATATCATCTCCAGAGAACAAGGCAGGATCTACTGCCTGACCTTCAATATATTTGCTCATCTTTCGCCCTTTCGTGCGTATAGGTGACTGTTAACAGTATATGTAGTTTGTAAAGTTAATAAATTATCGAATCTACTACGCTCCGCTCCACTTCGGCGCGCAGCCGCCTTGGCTAGCTTACTTCGATAGCTAACCCCAATCAAGGCAACCCTGCGGGCTCCATAAAATTTGCGAAGCAAATTTTATTCCGGCCTTGACAGGGGACTCCGCGCTATCTCGTGGCTTCGCCAAGGGGCCACGGCCTGACGTTCCGCTACGCTACCCACCCGTAACATAAATTGTAAACACCAAACCCGTGGCTTGTGGCCCGTCAGAGCATATCTGGTGTCAGCGGCAGTGGACTGCGCCGTACTGGCGCCTGCTGAATAAGTGACTTAGGTGCAGAGAGCCTGTCAAGGACAGCTGCGGCGCGCTGAGTGGCCCCCAGTTGCGAGCCTTGAATCGCAGTTCCTGCTTTCTCAGCCAGAATCTGGTCCAATGTTTTAGCAGTTGCAGAAATCATAGTCTTGCCTTCCACTTCTACAATCTCATTTTGTGCATTAGTAATATAACGAGGCATCGCAGCGGCCGGCAAAGTCAGATTTACCGTGACGTTCACAGCCGTTTCAGTCTGCTGGACCGGATCAGCCTTGCGCTTTGCTCCATTGAGAATGCGAAATGCTGCGATTGCCTGCCCGAGATTGGCAAATGGCAATGCCCGCTGAATCTTTTCCAGTGCCAAGCCTTCTGCAGCATCAAGAGAAGTGTCAAATGTGATGTCTTCAATGCTGCTGGCAGCTTGTTTCTCTGCAATTTCTTGCCGAGTTTCAGGGTCAGCTTTGAGCTGACTAATATACGACTCACTGACCCCGCAAGCAGCGGCCACTTGGGCCGTGGGAATGCCTTGTGCAAGGAGGTGAATTGCATGTTCTTTTGGCGTCATGGTTGTGCTCCTGTGCGAGGCGCATAAATGTTAAGAATGTTTTGCACTTCAGACTCCAGATCCAGTTTAGGTCTAGACTCTGCACGGCGCATTTTGTCCAAATCTCCGCCAAGTTGCTTGTACAAAACTAGCGGATGTGTGTTATAGTCTCCAGTCACATATTGAAGCTGTACAAGTCGGGACTGCACTTCTCCAGGAAGTGCTCGGTATAGATCAAATGCCTCATCTGTGGCCTTATCTAGTACAGTTCTAGCGTAGCCTGTAGCTTTTTTGCCCGTAGCCCACTGAGCTTCAATTTCTTTTTGTGCTTGCTTGACTCGGTTAGAGTCAGTAAAAAATTGACTAGAAGTGCCACCTTGCGGCATTCCTGTTTTATTTTGCACGGCGTGTTGTGTTTCATGCAGGATATTACTGACCATCGTAGTAAATGGATTGTCTGGATTTACGATTGATCCAGTATATCTACTAGTCAGTCCTGCAGCAATTTGTGGTGGCATATTTACATTGCCTGGCACAAAGTGTGCACCCCCATGTTCGGCATAATCTTTAATTCCTCCCATTTTACGCTGGGTGTATGCGCCTAACATCGTAGTGCCAATGTCTGGCGTTGCCGCGTAAAGTTCTGGATGCAGCAGCCCTTCAGCTAATGTAGTTTGTGGAGCCGTAACACCAAGTGATACAGTCAGCGGCGTTGGAGTTCCCTTGTCACTTGCGTTGGTAAATATGTCAAATTTTTTATTGCTGAGTTTGACATTTGTATCTGGAATGACTTTGAGCAGTTCTCCAGAGATTGGGTCCTCATAGACTTTGTGGGTCTTATAGGCTTCGTCTACTTTCCCCGCATTGATGAGAGACTGTGCAGAACGAAGTTCTTTGAGTGTCATTTTGGCTACAGCGGCCGGAATAATGATTGCTTTGGCCGCGCCTCCAGGACTCAGCATTCCTGTGACTGCTTCAACTCCTTGTTGAAACGCATCCTTAGATGCGGGCATTCCGAATGCCTCATTGATGCTTTCAGCTCCGCCCAGCGGTTTACTGACCAGCCCGGACATTCCTTTTCCCGTGAGTGCCCCAAGCACAAGGTTTGCCAGGTCGGCAGGACCGCCGGCCAACAATCCTGGTGTTCGCTTCAATGCATTCCAAACCGCTGAGTTGCGGGCTGCATCGGCCGCGCGTGCCTCTGCAACAATCTGATCCTTGGTTTGTTTGTCCATGCTGGCGCTTTTCAGAGTTGTAAAATTCTAGGGCGGCCGTGTTGCCTGCACAGTTTGCGAATCCTCATACCCTTTGCCTGCGAAGCAATCCTCATAATCTTTATTTGCGAAGCAATCTACGTTTAAAAATTTAGAAAATTTCGGGGAATGTCAATAGGAATGCTCAGCAAAACAGCACTAAAAAGGCCTTTACCCCTCTTGTTTTTATTGGTCTTTGTGTTCTACAGTCATTCGTCAATCACTTTTGCTTTTGCACTACGTGCTTTCACATAAGAAGTCCGCAGGATTTGTAATTCTGACTGGCGGCTCTGCCGCGCTGTGGTCCTTTGGACCACATTTGTCAATTTGTTAAGCCGTAGGCCTGGCCGTTAGGCCAAGCCGTAGGCTGTGACCGAAGGTCACTTGTCATTCTATTTAGCGAGCGAAGCGAGCACAAAATTTTTATGGAGCGAAGCGGAATAAAAATTTTTTTTACAATGTGAAATGAGCATAATATATTATGTCTGAGTATGTTTTGATGGTTTGTTGAGTATGTTTGGATATTGTTGTTTATAATATATGCTGAGAATAACATGATATTAAATTTGATACCCCCTCCCTATTATGTTACATAGTTTTTCCATCCCCGTTGCTCTCTGTTCATAATATCTTCCCTGATTTACAGTTCATAATATCTTCGGACAAAAAAAACCCGCCTTTCGGCGGGTTCTGAGTTTCAGAGTTTCACAGTATCAGAGTATGTCCAGATCAATCTCAGCTTTGACTGGCTTATTCTTCATGGTTTCCAGTCGCTTGACTACGAACACTCCGAATTCAGTATCCATGTCATTTTCATCTAACTTTGCCAGAATCCAATCAATATACTTTGTCTCAAGTATCGTTGTCTTTCCGCTGAGCTTCAGAACCATTTCAGCGAAGGCATTGGCAGTCTTGCGGTAGCTGGTGTTTTCCTTGTATTGTGGATTGTTCTCAATGAGTTTGTTCCGTGTCGCGCTGGCCAGCCATCCCTTCTCCAATTCTTCTTTGCTGAGCCATTCGCTATTGCTGCCTAGTGCTCGGTCAAGCAGATATTCCTCAGTAAACCATTCCTCTGTTATCTCTGCCGGTGTCAGTGTGAAGGCTTTTACATAGTCCAGGAGTATGCTTTTGGCTGTGGTTTCCAGCACTGCAGAGAGAATCTCCCTGTATTGCTCAGGGCTGTTAGCCCTGATGTTTTTCCATGCAGTATTAGGGACTGCGATGGCATATCTCCTGATCGGATTGTTTTGTTTTGTCGTTATGAGTTTCTGGTTTGCTTCGCAAACCACTTGCTTTGCGTCACTGTAAATCTTGATAGCCATTTTCTTTACCTTTTGCGCCTTTAGCGCAGTTGTTGCACATAGGATTGATTTAGGTTATTTATTCCCATTGCATATATGCTGGGCATATTCTGCCCATTGGAGCAAGGGAATATATAACCCGGTGCAGGTTGTTAAAGAGCCAGGGCTTCCGCCCTGCCGGACTCGGGAGTCCGACCCCACTAGGCAAAGCCTAGGGGACTTCTAATGTAACAGAGTCAGAATCCCGAGTAAATCGCTTGGTCTTTGCTGGCTTTCTACGCATTTTTCTGTAAATGATAATCATTCTCATTCAGAATACCCGAGTAAATCGATCGGAAATTTTTTGGGCTCTCAAAAAGGGGTTGTTAATAAACCTATACGGCAGCAAAGCTGCCATAATTCCTAGCACTATGGCTTCGCATTCATAATTTTATACGATATGTAACATTGTAACATTGTAACTTTGTAACTCATGTAACAGTGTAACATGGTAACACCCATCCCCCCGGACCCCGGCCCCCATACCTCTCCCCATTATAAACAACAATACCCTCTCACCCTATTACAGACTCCCTCCCTCCCCTTCATATACACATATACACATATACCCCTATTAAATATTCTTATTTATAATTTTTCATATTTCTAAAATTTTGTATGGGGTGTATAGTGCAAACCAAAAAGGAGGGTCTTGTGGCTAGCGCCTTCGGTGCGGGTATTGTTGTTTGTAATTTTTGAGCATATGGGCCCCCCCCCCGATGGGTGGACAGGTACTGTTACACTATTACACTGTTACACAAGTTACACTGTTACATTGTTACATAGTCTACAAAATTATAGTCTGCAAAGCCTCTTTCAAGAAAGCTGCCTACAAAAACGTAACAGCTGCAAAATCTAACAAGATTAACATTTCATGTCCTAGGGCTTGACACGGCGGCTACGCCGTGTTACATTATCAGTTCCTCCGTGGCAACACGTCCACGTTTTTTAATCAAGCAAATCTGTCAAGCCAATCTGCTATGAATCCAAAAACTCAAGCATTGATCGAGCAAGCGCGCAAAGCGCATGCTGCACGGCTTGCTTCGCAAGCAGCTGCTTCGGCGCAAGCGCAGAATGTTTCAAGCCCGATCCAACGGCCACAGGCCGCCGGGGATGTGGCTCTCCATTCAACTCCATTATCTTCCATTGTCTCACAAGACATTAAACAACACGGCGCCATAGGCGCAGGTGCCCTGCATTTCAATCCAGAACAGTTGCAAGCAATAGAGTTTGGCTTGCAAGCCAAAAGTTTTTGCCTAATAGGTGCAGCCGGCACTGGCAAAACCACAGTTACACAAGAACTCATTTCAAGACTGCAGCGTAGCAGCCATGTCCTTCCGCTGTCTGCAAGCACAAAACATCTCAACAATGAAGCTCCGGGCATTGCAATTCTTGGATATACAAATAAGGCAGTCAACAATATTCGCAAGAAGCTGCCGCAGCATTTGCAAAATCACTGTTTGACCATTCATAAAATCCTAGAGTATGCTCCGGTCTATTATGAAGTGCCAGACTCTGATGGCAATATGCGTAAAACGATGCGTTTTGAACCAAGCTATCATGCTGGTGCAAAACTACCGCATATCTCTACTGTAATTTGTGAAGAATCAAGCATGATTGGCACAGATTTGTTTGCCAATCTTCTGGCTGCACTACCGCGGCCGGCCGCTACGCAGTTCATATTTCTAGGTGATCTAAACCAGATTCCGCCAGTCTTTGGTCCCAGTATTCTAGGCTTCAAACTTGCAGAGCTTCCCATTGTGGAACTCACGCACGTTTACAGACAAGCTCTTTTGTCTCCAATCATATCTTTGG